TGAACTACATAAAACTAGAACAATGCAAAATTAATCTTAAATCAAACTTGAAAGAGTGTAAATGTGAGAGAATGAAGAAGTTAATCAAGCATGATATTGAGATAATAGAGAAAAAGCAGTTTAAGTTATTGGAAGAGAAAGCTAAAAAAGAAGAGGTCACAGGGAGTTTTATTTAAAAATTAAGCTAGTTAATCTAGCTTTTTTTATTTGTAAAAAATAATTTTTTAGGTTACAATGTAGTATAATAAAAACAGGAGGTTGTTATATGGCAGTAGATAAGAAAAAAGCATATTTTAATGACGTAAAGGGGTTAATTAAAGAAAAATTAGATGTTATTGATATGAGAATGACAACAGATACAGAGATTTCTGAATTTGATATTGAGTTGTTAGAAATGGCAATAGACAAATTAAGAGAGTATAATGAGTATGCAGCATCTAAAAACTTTGCTGAATCATTTGTGGGTGTAGATAATATTTTACCCAGATAAAAAAGGTTTTAGATTACATTTTGCTTTATATCCAACGGTATTTTTTTGGTTAATAGTTTATTTCAAGTTTAAAGGGGGCGAACAATGATGAAAAATAGAGCAAGCGGAATCATTAAGAATATAATAACAATAGGTTTATGCTCTGGAATGCTGATAACTTTACAGATGATAGGTAAATAATATGGAAGATCAATTAATAAAGTTCCTGGAGAACTTACCAAACTTATTAAAAACAGTTGCACTAGTTGGAATAGTAAAAGGTGTAATAGGGATATATACTATACTACACAATGAAAATAAACAACTTAGACAAGAAAATTTTGAGTTAAAGGACGAGTTGGAAGAGTTAAAATCAATTAAAATATGCACAAATTGTAAAGGGCTAGAAGTTTAGCTCTTTTTTTATTGGAATAAGTTGACAAAAACTAGGTTTTTTGATATAATTTATTTGTAGTAATTGCAAGGGTTTCATAAGTAATGTAATTTGAAAACTACAAACTAAAACTTAATAGAAGGAGTTAACTATGAAAACTATTTCAAGCAAAAAAATAAGTTATATAACAGGTACTTCAAAACATTCTATAAATTGCCTTATAAGTAATTATTCTAAGCAGTTAACACAATTTGGCGAGCTTAAAGAAGTTAAAATTGTAGAAAATAAAAAAGGTATGGGAGGAAGACCTACTATTGATTATGAACTAAATGAAAATCAAACAATTTTAATTATAAGTTTAATGAAAAATAATCCTAAAATAGTTGAAATTTTGACAGAATATGTTAAAAGCAAAAATATTTTTAAAGTTATAGAAGAAACAGAAAAAATAAAAGATGAAGATTGTAGTGGTTATTTATATATAATTCAAAAGAAAAATAAATTAGTTAAAATAGGTATAAGTAAAAATCCTGAAAAAAGAATTAATGCCATAGAAACTCACAATGGAGAACAAAGTGTAAAAAAGTTTGTAAGCAAAAAGTTGTTAAATTATATGGAAGTTGAAAAAAAAATGCACAATTATTTTAAAGATTTTAGAGTTAGAGGAGAATGGTTTAATGTAGATTTTGATTTAGCGGTTGAAATATTTGCAAGTGTAATGCCAAAAACACAAGTACCAATGATAGAAAAAATATAAATCAATTTAAACGCATTAAAAACGTCATAGCAACGTTTTCTAAAATAAACTAACAAGTCTAGGAAAAAATAATTTAAATAAAAATTTGGGCTTCTGATGAAGCAAGAGAAGGTGGAAAATGGAAAGATATTATTTAGTAAATGAGGATAACGAACAAATATTTGAGGTTGAGTTATGTAAAAATTGCTTAGAAAAATTGCAAGATATAGCCGAAACAATGGAAGCTACTTGTATTGATGAACATGAGGAGGACTAATGAAAAAAGAGGATTTTAAAGATATTTTTAACCCTAGATTTTTAGAAACTGCAAATAAATTTATAAAAAGTAAAGGTAGATGTAATGTTATTAATGGTTGTGATGATTGCCCTTTTAATTATCAAAACAATATTAATAATAAACATTGTTCAGACGGTACTAGATATGTAAGTAAAACGGCTGATTCTACAGAAAAAGACCCAACATTAGTTAGAAATGCAAAAGAATTTATAAAAATGGTTGAGGAAGAGAAGGAAAAACAATTCTTAGAAGAATTTTTTAACGGTAAATTTGAAAACGGAGTTCTTAAGGTTATGGGAGGAATGGCAGCAACAGAGCCTAATTTTAAAAAAATGACAATGGGAACTGCAAAAGTGGAGCTTCCAAAAGAAGAAAAAAGCCCTTTAGCTGAACTAACAGAAAGAATTAAAAACAAAGAGGTTATACTTGTTCCTTACCATAGTGGTAGAGGACATTACTTCATAACAGTAAAAGGAATGAATGAACTAGCTAAAAGACAAGAATTTGCAAGATTTGAAAGGGAGTATTTACAAAAATGGTGGAATGATAATTCAGAGGAGGAAAAAGTGGAAAAAGAACTTAAATACTATAAAAATGCTAGTGTAAATACAATAAACAAGGTTGTTACAATGGAATTAGAGAACGGAAAAATTATTGAAGATAGAGCAGTAAAATACTATTTTGAGTTTGAAGGTGATAAATTTAAAGGTGGAGATATTGAAGGTTTAGACGGATTTTATAGATTTGTTGGGTTCAAACCTAAAAACTCAATAGTAGCAACAATAGTAATTGATACCACAAAGGCAGATGAAGCAATAGGAAAAGTCAAAGAAAAATTGGAAGAACTTAAAGAACAAGCAGAACATTTTGAGTTAAAAGAGGGTATGAGGTTTAAAACAATAGATAAATCTGATTGGAGCGAAGATTTAAGAAGAAAGGTATTTACAGTTGCTAAGAAACAATATGTAAGTTTTTTTAATGGGGTAGGTTATAAAATAGCAGAGTTTCCAACTTGGTTTTCAGTTGATGAAATTGATTGGAAAGAAACAAGAAAGCTTAATGAGGTTAAAGAAGAGCCAAAAGAAGAGCCTAAAAAATCAATAACAATAACTCTTGATTTAAATAAGCAGCAAGAATTATTAAACAGAACCACAAAAGCATTAGAAGAGTTAAATAATTGTATTGAAGCAATAGAAAAAGATTTTTTATTAAAAGATAAAATTAAAATAAAAGTTGAAGTTGAGAGTGTTGAATAATGAAGTACTTAATCATATACGGAAAATTTTTAATAGTCGAAGGTATTTTATTTTTATTAATTGTAGGTGGTTACTGGAGGTTGAAGAAATGATAAATCCATTGGCTAGGTATATCCTAGCCTTTAAGAAATATAAGCAGTACAGAAGTATTTGCAAAAAGTTAAATAATAATATTGAAATTTGGGTTGCTTTTATGTATTGGGGTTTGGCTAATAAAGATATTGACAGATTAAACAGAGTTAAAACAATTTGGAAAGGGGAATAAATGAAAGTACACGAGTTAACAGATGAGGAAATTGAAGCAATTAGAAAAGCAAGGGCAGAATGGGGCCATAAAAAATACGGAGATAGAGACCAATTTAGAGACGGAGCAGCAGACCTTCTGGAAGAAGCTCTTGACATTTTAAATATACTTGACCGTAGGTTGAAATGGATAGAGCACGATAAAAAAATGTGTTCAGAAATTTTTTCAAAATCAGTAGAAATAAAAGATTTAACAGAAAGGCTTATTTGGAAAATACAATATTTTGATAAAACAATTAGGCTTGCAGGATATGAAGTATCTGATGAAAACGGCGGAGAGCGCATAGGGTTAGATTACTTAGAATACGCAAAGACCGCAGCGGAATCACACAAGGAGCTAGAATAATGACATTATGGTTAATGATAGCAGTTATTTTATTGATAAGTATTACTAGTTAGGGAGGAATAATGGAAATCAGAGAAAAAATTGAAAACAAAGTCAATGAATTAGTTGAGTTAGAGCTTGAGAGAGCAAAAGAAGAGCATGGAGAGAAATTTAATTCAAATTGGGAAGCTTATGCAGTTCTTAAAGAAGAAATAGAAGAAGCTGCGGAAGATTTAAAGGACATAAACGAAAATTTAGATATATTCTGGGAAGGTATAAGGCTTAACAGAGATAGACATAAAGCTGTATTAAAAATGGAATACATAGCAAAACTTTTAATCCAGGAAGCAGCTCAAATATCGGCAATGGCTTTGAAATATAAAAACACTTTTAAGGAAAAGCCTATTATAAAATACACTTCATTAGAAATAGAGTTAATAAAAGAATTAAAATATGAACCAGGACAAATAAATCCTAGTGTTTATACAAAAGGGTATAAAATAAAATTTATAGAAGAAGCAGAACCTTATTATACTCAAGAAATTATTACAATAGATTACAAGATAACTAATGATGATAAATTAATTACAGATGACTTTATATTTATTAAGGTTTTAACATAATTAAGAGAATTTCGAGAAAAAAGATATGCTAAAAGCCCTATTAAGAGATAAAATATCACTTTTTAAGCATATTTAAAGCTATTGAGAGCATTTATTAAATAAACTATAATGTAAGATGTGAATACAAACCGAGAGGAGAAATCCTTTCGGTATTTTTATTTTAAAGGAGGAATTATATGCAAGTCGAGAAAATAAGCATTGATAAGCTCATACCGTATGCAAACAATGCTAAAATACACACAAAGGAACAAATATCGCAGATTAAGGCTAGTATAACGGAGTTTGGATTTAATGACCCGATAGCAGTAGATGAGAATAATGTTATCATTGAGGGCCATGGAAGATTTACAGCTTTACAGGAGCTAGATTTTAAAGAGGTAGATATTATAAGGCTTTCACATTTAACAGAAGTACAGAAAAAACAGTATATATTAGCTCATAACAAGCTAACTATGAATACTGGATTTAATGAAGAACTCTTAAAATTAGAGTTAGAAGCTTTAAACTTTGAAGGTGCAGAGCTAGAATTGACTGGATTTGATGAAAAAGAGCTTGAAGAACTATTGAAAGGTTTTGAAGATACAAAAGAAATTGAAGAGGATGAAGTACCAGAAGTTGACGAAACCAAAGAGCCTTATTCAAAATTAGGGGATATATGGCTATTAGGTAGACATAGGCTTATGTGTGGGGATAGTACCGATAAAGAAACAGTTGAAAAGCTTATGAATGGACAAAAGGCTGATATGGTATTCACAGACCCACATTATAATGTTGCATTTAATGGGAGAAGTGGGAAACATGAAGTTATTAAAAATGATAATTTATCAAATAAAGATTTTGAAATTTTTATAAACAAAATAATTGAAATGATAAAGCATATCGACCCAAAGTGTTATTATATATGGTGTAATTGGAATTTTTATGGAATTTTACAAAATAAATTAGAATATAAAAGTTGTATTGTTTGGGCTAAAAATGTTTTTGGAATGGGTAATGGATATAGACACCAACATGAATTTTGCTTGTTTAATGGTAAAATAGATGAGCATATAAAAAATGAGAGTGATTTATGGGAAATAAAAAAAGACACAAATTATGTACACCCAACTCAAAAACCAGTTGCTTTGTCAGTTAGAGCATTTAGCAATCATATAAAATTTTTAAATATTCTTGATTTATTTGGTGGAAGTGGTTCAACTCTTGTCGGAGCAGAACAAACAGGAAGAAATGCGTATTTAATGGAATTAGACGAAAAGTATGTTGATGTAATAGTAAAAAGATATCACAACTTAGGGAAAGACGATATAAAGCTTATAAGAGAAGGCAAAGAATACACTTGGGAAGAGGTAAAAACAGAATTGATTAAATAGTAAAGGAGGATTAATGATTGAAACTAAAAAAAAGAGCAATGTGGGAAGAAAAGACAAGTATCATTCTCACGTTGAGCCTAGACTAGAAGAGATAAAGGCCTGGTGCAGAGACGGAGCAACAACAGCGATTATTTGTGCAAAGCTTGGAGTTGGTTACTCAAATTTTCATAAGTATAAAAAGGACCACAAAGAGCTTGAGGAAGTATTGAGAGAGAATAAAGATATTATTGACATGCAAGTTGAAAATGCCTTGCTTAAAAATGCTCTAGGCTTTGAATATGACGAGGTTAAAACAATTGTTGAAGATGTTAACGGGAAAAAGGTTGCAAGAAAAGAGATTACTAAAAAGTTTATGCCCGGAGATAGTAAAGCCCAAATGTTTTGGCTTAAGAACAGAAAGCCTGGAATGTGGAAAAATGACTATAGGGTTAATATGGGCGGTAAGGTAGAAGTAAACAACACAGGCGAGGTCAATCATAATCATACTGGAACAATAAAACATGAGCCTGTTAATATTTTTGAAACCATGACAAAAGAGGAGCTTTTAATGTTAGCTCAAATGGAGCTTGAATTTGAAGAGGAAACAGAAGAGGGAGCCAATGAAGAATAAGTTATAATAAACATGCTTACAATAAATGTTAAAAAATGCTATAATATGTCAATTTATGGGAGGTTGATATTTTATGGAAAAATTTATTGATGAAACAAACAAGGTATATAACGATTGAAAGAATTGATAATAACGGTAATTATGAACCTGGTAATTGCAAATGGATAACAAACAAAGAACAGCAAAGCAACAAAAGAAATAATAGATATATTACTATTGACGGGGAAACAAAAACAGTAAGTCAATGGGCTGAAATAAGTGGTTTAAGTAGACATACTTTATTACATAGAATAAACAAAGGTGGAGTAGGTAAAGAGGTTTTAAGACCTACTAAAAGAGGGGGTGGTTTATAGTGCGTGTTGATAAAAAAAATGCAATAATGCAAGCAAGATTAAGAGCAAAAATAGAACTCTCGTCTCGAGAGTTTTTTTATTATTGCAATTTGAAAGCTCCAGATTTTTATAAGATAAGTAGAAAATACTTATATGATTTTTGTAACGATTTACAAAAGTTTTACGAAGGAGATGACGAGGTTCTTATTATCAATATGCCTCCGTAACCAAGACATGCGAAATCCAGGACAGCACAACTATTTGTTGAATGGGTACTAGGTAAAAATCAAAGTGAAAAAATAATGACAGGTTCTTATAATGAACTTTTATCAACTGTATTTGCTAAAGGAGTTAGAAACTCAATCCAGGAGATAAAAGGAGATATGTATAAGCCTGTTTACTCTGATGTATTCCCTAATGTAAGGATAAAAAGAGGAGACGGAGCAGCTAACCTTTGGAGTCTTGAGGGTGGATATAATAACTATTTGGCCACAGCTCTTAATGGTTCGGCCACAGGTTTCGGAGCTTCAATCCTAATAATAGATGACTTAATAAAAAATGCAGAAGAGGCCTTCAATGAAAATACCCTAGATAAACATTGGGAATGGTTTACTAATACAATGCTATCCAGGTTAGAAGAGGGCGGAAAAATTATTATTATCATGACTAGGTGGAGTAGTAAAGACTTAGCAGGTAGAGCATTAGAGCATTACCAAACACAAGGTGCAAAGATTAAGCATATAAGCTATAAAGCCCTTCAAGATGATGGAACAATGCTTTGTGAAGAGGTTCTTTCCCATAAATCCTATAACAATAAAAAGGCTGCACTTGGGGAAGAGATATTCATGGCCAACTACCAACAAGAGCCTATTGATATGAAAGGCCGTTTATACTCTTCATTCAAGACTTATATTGATGTACCTAGAGATGAAAATGAAAATCCTTTATTTGAATGTATTAAGAGTTACACAGATACAGCAGACGATGGAACCGATTATTTATGTAGTATCAATTATGGAGTTTATAAGAAAGAGGCCTATGTACTAGATGTTGTATATACTAAAGAGCCTATGGAGGTAACAGAGCCAGCAGTTGCAAAGGCCTTATTTGATAGCAAGGTAAATATAGCAGATATAGAGTCAAACAATGGAGGTCGTGGATTTGCTAGAGAGGTAGAAAGAAGGTTGAAAAGTGACTATAAAACTAATCATACTAAAGTTCAATGGTTTCACCAAAGCAAGAATAAAAAGGCAAGAATACTTTCAAATAGTACCTGGGTAATGGAACATATTTATTTCCCTATCAACTGGAAAGATAAGTGGCCAGAGTTCTATAGTTCAATAGTTTCTTACCAAAAAGAGGGTAAAAATAAACACGACGATAGTGCCGACGCTTTAACTGGGGTTTGTGAAAAGATAAATCTTGGAGACATTTACTCTTGGGATTAGTGTATAAAACTCCTTTACAGGTATTGTCGAAAAATGCTACAATGTGCCGAGGTGGTAGATAATGGAAAAAGAAATTATATTTAATGGCACAGTTTATAGGTTGATGGGTAGTAAAAAATATTATTTAAGTCAATCAAAAAATAATGAAGGGAGGAAAAAAGCTAAAAGCTTACATGTTGCAATATGGGAGTATCACAATAAAAGAGAAGTTCCTAAAGGGTATCAAATACACCATAAAGACTTTAACCCATTAAACAACGATATAAGTAATTTAGAATGTTTAACAATAGCAGAACACAGAGCATTACATTTAGATAAAAATTCTGAAAGCTTCAAAAGATTTGTTAAAGCAGGACAAGAGAAATCAAAAGATTGGCACAGTAGCCCAGAGGGTAAGAAATGGCATTCTGAACATGGTAAAAAAGTATTTGAAGGATTAGAGCCTATTAAATTTAATTGTAAGGAGTGTGGAAAAGAATTTTACAGTAAAAGGAGCTTTACCGAGTTTTGCTCTGATAAATGCGGAGAAAGGTGGAGAGGTAAAAACAGAAGGATTGAATATGTTGGTAAATGTACTATTTGTGGAACTGAATTTAAAGGAACTAAATACAAAGCTTCTGCAAAAGAAAGAACAACATGTTCTAAGACTTGTGCAAATAAATTAAATCATGTTAACAGAAAGTAGGAAAACCTACTTTTTTTTATTTAAAAGGACGGTGGTTAAAATATTAGATAATTTAAAAAACAAAATTAAAGGGTGGTGGAATAAAATTAGCGGAAAAACAACAGATTTAGGGACAAATTTAACACTATTAGAAAAGGAAATTTATGCTTTTAGGAACTCCCCAAGACGAAAAGAAATGATTCAAGGGGAGCTTTATTATGAAGGTATTCAAGATGTTCTGGAAAGACAAAGAACCTCAATAGGTAAGGACGGTGTGAAAGTGCCAGTTCCTAACCTGCCAAATAACAAAATTATTGATAATCAATATGGGAAATTAGTGGACCAAAAGACTAACTATTCTTTAGGAAAGCCAATTACTTTCAATCATAAGGACAAGGAATACATAAAAGCACTTAAAAAAGTATTCAATAAAAGATTTCATAAAACATTAAGAAGTGTTTGTAAAAATGCCATAGAAAATGGACTTTCTTACATATTCCCTTACTATGATGACAAAGGGGTATTAAGATTTAAAATGTTTAAAGGCTCTGAAATAATACCTCATTGGAAAGATTCAGAGCATACAGAACTTGAGGACTTTATAAGGGTTTATAGGGCTAGAGTTATCAACAATGATAAAGAGGATTTTGTGGACAAAGTGGAATACTACAGCTTAAAAGGTATTGAAAGATTCACTCTTAAGAATAACCAATTAATTAAAGAGGATTCTACAACTTACCTGGTAGTTGAGGAAGAACAAGAGGACGGAACAGTTGTACAAAAGGGCTATAACTGGGAGAGGTTGCCTCTTATTCCTTTTAAATTCAATGATAATGAATTGCCTTTAATCAGAAGATTAAAATCACTCCAGGACGGTATTAATGCTATTCTTTCAGATTTCACAAATAACATGCAGGAGGACGCAAGAAACACTATTCTAGTTATTAAGAACTATGGAGGGCAAAACCTGGGGGAATTTAGAGAAAACCTGGTTACTTATGGAGCTATCAAAGTTAACTCTACAAGCGAACAGCAAGGAGGAGTTGACACCTTAACCATTGAGGTAAATGCAGAGAACTACAAAGCAATACTTGAAATATTTAAAAAGGCATTAATTGAAAACGGTAGAGGGCTAGATGTAAAGAGTGATATTTTAGGCGGAAATCCTAATCAAATGAATATACAATCAATGTATTCTGATTTGGATTTAGATGCCAACGAAATGGAAACAGAATTTCAATCGAGCTTTGAGGAATTAATGTGGTTTATTAATACTCACTTACAAAACAAAGGCTTTGCTACTATTTCAGAAGATGAAGAACTTGAGGTTATTTTCAACAGAGATATTTTAATTAATGAGGCTCAAACAATAGAAAACTGTAAAAATTCAGTTGGTATTATATCTAATAAAACTATTGCCTCAATGCACCCTTGGACAGATGACGCAGAGGAAGAGTTGAAACTAATTGAAGAGGAAAAACAGAAAGAACTAGAGCAATTTAATAATTATAATACAGACCCAAATAACCCTAATAACACAGACCCAAACAATAAAACTGATAATACAGGGGTGTAATCTATGCCTAAAAAAGTAAATGAAAAATCCAGGGAATATTGGGCTGAAAGGTTTATTCAATTAGAGGAGTCAAAGCACAATAAAAGCTTAGAAGCTCTTAAAGAACTTGAAGAGGTATACGACAAAGCAACAATACAAATTGATAAAGATATAAATGCCTGGTATATGAGAGTTGCTAATAACAATAATATCTCTATGTACGAGGCTAAATTGCTTTTAGATAAAGCAGAGCTAAAAGAATTTAAGTGGACAGTTAAAGACTATATCAAATATGGAGAAGAAAATGCCTTTAATCAAGCTTACATGAGAGAGCTAGAAAATGCCTCGGCAAGAGTACATATAAGCAGATTAGAAGCACTCAAACTCCAGGCTAGACATACTATTGAAGTTATGGCAGATAGCAAGAGTAAGAAGATTACAAGATATCTTGGAGAACTGTACACAGATAATTATTATCATACTGCCTTTGAGATTCAAAAGGGTATTGGGCTTGGTTGGGATTTGCAGACATTAGACAATAAGAGGCTAGAAAATGTACTTTCAAAGCCCTGGGCTAAAGACGGAAAGAACTTCTCTGAAAGAATATGGCAAGATAAAAATAAATTAATTAATACTGTTTACTCTGAACTATCCCAAGCTATGATAATGGGTAAAGGCCCAGGAGAAGTTGTTAAAAGGGTATCTCAAATAATGGGAGTAGATAAAAAAACAGTATCAAGGCTAGTTATGACAGAGAGTTCTTATATAGCTAGTGCAAGTCAGAAAGATTGTTTTAATGATTTAGAAGTTGAAAAATATGAAATAGTCGCAACGTTGGATTCACGTACAAGCGAAATATGCAGAGAATGGGACGGAGAAGTTTTGGAAATGAAAGACTATAGTCCAGGTGTAACAGCAAATCCTTTCCATGTGCGTTGCAGGACCACAACTTGTCCTTGGTTCAGCGATAATTATTCAGAACGTATTGTAGGTGGTGGTAAAAATGCTTCTTTTATACCTAGTAATATGACTTATAAGGAATGGGAAATCACATATTTAAAATAACTTGAAATATTTGTAAATATGTTGTATAAATATATTGTGTCGGAGATAGTTGTAACTAACTATTTCATAAAAATTTGTTGTCGAGTTAGCTAGGCTTTTTATTAAGCCTAGTTTTTTATTTCAAAATTAAAAGGAGGCAACAAATGACACAATTAATTAAAGTAACAGAAGAAAATGGAGAGCAATTAGTATCGGCTAGGGAATTATATGAGTTTTTAGAAGTAAAATCTAAATTTGCTGATTGGTTTAAAAACAGAGTTAGTAAATACGGATTTGAAGAAAATCAAGACTATGTATCGATTTCTAAAAATTTAGAAAACGGTGGAAGAGAAATTGATTATGTTTTAAAACTAGATATAGCAAAAGAGTTGTCAATGGTAGAAGGAAACGAAAAAGGTAGTCAAGCAAGAAAATATTTTATAGCTTGTGAGAAAAAATTAAAAAGCTTAAATCCTTTGTCAATGCTTTTATCTTTAGACAAAGAACAGTTGGCTTTAACTACTTTAGAACTTACTAAACAAATTCAAGAGGCTAAACCTAAAATTGAATACTATGATAAAGTTCTTAAGAGTGAAGGAAACTTTACAACTACACAAGTGGCTAAGATATTTGGAATGTCGGCACAAGGACTTAATAAACAATTAGAACTTGAGGGTATACAATTTAAACAAAGGGGTACTTGGTTATTAAAAGCTAAATATCAAGACAGGGGATATGCAAAACTTGAAACTGTTATTTATGGAGATAACCAAACTAGAAAACAACTTGTATGGACAGAAAAAGGAATAGAATTTATAAGCAGTTTAATTGAAAGGCTATAAAATATTAAATAATTCCTGAAAAGTGATTTTAAAAACAACGTAAATACAAGGTTTATAAAAAAATACTTGATTTTTTAAAGTAAATGATATATAAATTGAGAGGGAAAATATACAATTTTGTATGACTTTTTTCATTACTGAAAACCTCCGAAAGAGCTGCCTAACAGGTGGCTTTTTTCTTTTGGAGTTTTTTATAAATAATTTAGCTTTGGTTTATAGCGTAAATAAACCCAAATAATCGTGACTGAACACGCAAAAATGTATTTGAAAAGGAGAGTTAGAAATGAACAAAGAGCAATTATTAGCAATGGGATTGACAGAAGAGCAAGCAACAAAAGTACTTGAAGGTTACAAAGGTTATGTACCTCAATCAAGACTTAATGAGGTTATAACTGAAAGGGATAACTTCAAAACTCAACTTACTGAAAGCAATGCACAGCTTGACAAAATAAAAAAGGAGGCAGGAGACAATGAAGCATTAAAAAAACAAATTGAGGACTTCAAAACAGAAGCAAAAGCCAAAGATGAAGAACACCAAACCAAGCTTACTCAATTAAAAACTGATAACTTACTTGAAAGAGAGCTAATGACAGCAGGTGCTAAGAATATTAAAGCAGCTAAAGCCTTGTTAGATATGTCAAAAATAAAACTTGACGGAGAAAAACTTATAGGACTTAAAGAGCAAATTGAAGCACAAAAAACCGCAGAGGATAGCAAATTCTTATACAATGAAGTATCAGCAGGAGCAGGGCAAGGCCAAGACGGAAAAGGACAAAACGGAAATCAAGGAACAGGCGGACAAGGGCAAGGCGGAAACATTAAAGGCTTTGTACCTGGAGAAAACAACGGACAAGGGCAGCAAGCTAAATCAACTGGTTTATTCGGTGGATTAGAGGCTTATTATTCAAAACAAAATTAGGGAGGAATTAAAAAATGATAACATTAGAAGAAAGTAAAAAATATGTACTTGAGGATTACCAAACAGGGGTAATTGATGAATTTCAAAAATCAAATTTCTTATTGCAAAATATGACATTTGATGATGTAGTATCTCCTACAGGTGGAGGAGCAGGACTTACATACTCTTATGCAAGACAAAAAACTCAAGGAAATGCACAGTTCAGAAATGTAAATGAAGTATATACACCAAGCACAGTAGAAATTGAAAAATTCTATGCTGATTTAAAAATATTTGGAGGAACTTTCGAGATTGATAGAATCCAAGCAGGTATGGGCGGTATAGCTTCTCAAGTAGCAATCCAAATGGCTGAAAAAATTAAAGCAGCTAATGCCTTATTTAACCAAACAGTAATTAATGGAGATAGTGCAGTTGACTCTAAGGCCTTTGACGGATTAGAAAAAGCAGTAACAGGAAGCTCTACAGAATATATACCAGGAGCAACTATTGACCTTTCAAGTTCATCTGCTATTGATACTAACTATAAAGTATTATTAGATGAATTGGATTTATTCTTATCTAGCCTTGACGGTACACCTTCATTCATTGGGGGAAATAACCTTTTGATTGCTAGATTAAGAGCTTGTGCTAGAAGAAGCGGAGCTTATCAAATTACAATGGATCAATTCGGTAGAAATATAGAAAGTTATAACGGAGTACCTTTTGTAGACTTTGGAACTAAAGCAGGTTCAAATGATCCAGTAGTAGCTACAAATGGAACAACTGGTATTTCTTCTCTTTATGCTGCTAGATTAGGAATGGACGGTTTCCATGGTATTTCAATGGCAGGACAGCCATTAGTAAAAACTTGGTTGCCTGACTTCTCAACAAGTGGACCTGTAAAAATTGGAGAGGTGGAAATGGTTGCAGCGGTAGCATTAAAGAGAACTAAAGCTGCCGGAATTATGAGAGGTTTAAAAATTAAATAGGAGGTTTGATTAATGGCTAATAAAACTAAAAAGGAATGGATTGAAGAGGCTAACACAGAGCCTCTTAATCTTAATATTGAATTAGACACAGAAAAGACAATTGAGGAAATAAAAGATTTAATTGAGGCTAAAAAGACAGAACTTGAAGCAACAAACCAGGTAGGAACTCAAGAGCCAGTAAAAGAGGAAGTCAAAGAGGTTATTTATAAAATCTCTTCCCCTAATGAAAAGTACACAGGGGTTTCGGCTTCTGTAGCATTTGCACAAGGTAAAGGGGAAACAAAAGATTCTCACTTAGCAGAATGGTTTAAGGAAAAAGGGTATACAGTAGAGGAGGCTTAAGCTTATGACTCTTGAAGATGTAAAAGCAAGACTAGGCCAATTTGGATATACTACTGATTCAGCAGATGAAAATATTTTAAATTTCATAATGTCAAAAGTTTCAAATGAAGTTATGAGGGATTGCAATATATCCCTTATTCCTTCTGAATTAGAGAATATAGTTATTGATATGATCGTGGGAGAGTTCTTATTAAATAAGAAAAGCATAAGTCCTGCAAGCTTTATAATTGACCTTTCAAGTGCTATAAAGCAAGTTGAGGAAGGAGATACAACAATTACCTTTGCAATAGGTTCTGGAGACTTAACACCAGAGAAAAGGCTTGATAATCTTATTGAGTTCTTAATCAATGGTAAAAGGTCAATCCTTAATAATTACAGGTGTTTATCATGGTAATAAATAACCAAGCAGTTAGAAAGGCCTTAGCTTTATTAAACAACTGTACTTATTCAGTTTTAGAATATCAAGAAATTAAAGACTCTATAACAGGAAAAGTAACACATAAAGAAGTACCAACTCAAGGCGGATTACCTGGTAAAATATCTTTCAGTACAGTAAAACAGGCCCAAGAAAGCGAAGTAAATTCAACAGCACAACAAGTAGTAAAACTCTTCTATGAGCCTCATATTGAGATTAAAGCAGGTAGTAAAATTGTAGTGGTCCATAAAGGGCAAGTATACAACTATAAAAACTCTAGCGAGCCTTCAAGGTTTGAAAGTCATAATGAGATTTTATTAGAAAAATTCACAGGGTATGCGTGATATTATGGGATTTGCAAGAGTTGATTTTAAAGAGTTCAAAGAGTTTCAAAAGAAATTAGAAAGATTGCAAAAAGTAGAGCTTGAGGAGTTTTGCAGAGATTGTTCTAAGGAATTGGCTGCAAGGTTACTTGCCAAGGTTATAAAGCGTACTCCGGTAGGAAACCCAGACAATTGGAAGAGCGGAAAAGCACCTCCTGGATATGTAGGCGGTACGCTTAGGAGAGGTTGGACAGCAGGGAAAAGTCAAAATGCCAAGGCTTATGTTGATAGCTTAAATGTAGAAAAAATAGGAAATGATTATCGGATTGAGATAATAAACCCCATACATTATGCTGTCTACGTAAATTACGGACACCGTACTTCTAATCATAAGAGTTGGGTTCCTGGGCAGTTTTTTTTAGAAATTAGCGAGAATGAATTAGAAAGTCAATCTATTGGTATATTACAAAAAAAATTAATGAAGTTCTTAGGGGAGGCTTTTAATGATTAATCAATTGAAAGATTCTATAGCAACAAAGCTTTTCAGCCTATACCCGACATTTACAAATTATACTGAACAAGTACCACAAAATTTTAAAACACCTAGTTTTTTCATAGACACCTTGGAACCTACTATTAAAAAAATGCCCGGGAAAAATAGATATTACAGGAGTAGTCCTTTTGTCATTCAATGCTTTTTAGATGAGAACGACAGAGAGAAGAACACGCAATTATGTGACATCGCAGAGAATTTATTATTTGAACTTGAAACGATAAATATTGACGAAAGCCCTGTAAGAGGTACAAAAATTAAATTTTCTATTTTAGATGGAGTTTTAAGCTTCTTTGTAAGCTTCAATATGTATGTTAAAAGGGTTTATACAAGTGAAATTGATTATATGGAAGAACTAGAAACAAATATAAAGGTGGTGGATTAGTTGGCTAAGAAAAAAGAAGTTTCAAAAGAAGTTGTGCAAGATGATATAAAGCATACTAAAGAAGCTTTATTGACAAGTAATAAATACAAGCACAAAAGAGATTTACTTAACACTATCCTTGAAAACGAAAAGAGTTATACTTTTTCAGAAGTAGAGGAAAAATTAAATACATTTTTACAAGGGGAGGTTAAATAATGGCATTAGGTGGCGGAACTTGGGTAACACAAAATAAAGTGTTGCCAGGGGCGTATATAAACGTCAAAACGGCTTCAACTACATCTACAGTATTCGGAGACAGGGGAACAGGTGCAATACCTTTAATCCTTGATTGGGGTACAGATGGCGCAGTATTTGAAGTTACGGCAGAAGAGTTTCAAAAGAACTCTTTGACATTGTTTGGGTATAGTTATACTCATTCAAAAATGAAAGATATGAGAGAGTTTTTCAAAAAAGCTCTTAACGGTGTGTTTTACAAGCTTAATAGTGACGGAGTTAAAGCAAGTACAACAACTACAACAACAGGAGCAGTTCTTACGATAACTGCAAAATACAAAGGTTCAAGAGGTAATGATATTAAAGTTATTATTGCTGCAAATGTAGATGACCCGACAGTTTTTGAAGTATCTACTTATTTTGATGGTTCAAAAGTTGAAACTCAAAAGGTTAAAACGGTTGGGGAACTTGTTGAAAATGAATTCGTTACATTCTCTGGAACTTCTACAGATGTACCAAACGCAACGGCGGGAGTGACACTTGCGAATGGAACAACAGGAACTCCTACCGGTACGGATTGGCAATTATTCTTGGATAAAATAGAAAGTTATGATTTCAGTACTTTAGGTTGTCCTTCGGATAACGAAACTATTAAATCATTATTCTATGATTACACTTTGAGAATGCGGGATACAGTAGGGAAGAAATTCCAAACGGTTATTTATAATAAAGCTGCAGATTATGAAGGAGTAATTAATCTTAAAAATGCCGTTACGGATTTCGGTGCTAATGCTTATAGCTTAGTTTACTGGTTAACAGGTGCAGAAGCTTCTTGCGAGATAAACAAAACTCTAACAAATACTGCTTATAATGGAGAGTATTCAATCGATACTGATTATACTCAATCACAACTTGAAACAGCTTTGGAATCTGGGGAATTGGTATTTCATAAAGTTAAATATACTATAAACGTATTAGAGGACGTCAACTCTTTTGTAACGTATACAGAAGAGAAAAAAAAAATCTTATCTGATAATCAATCTATTAGAGTTTTAGACCAAATTGCTAATGATACAGCAGTTATGTTTAATAAATATAAACTTGGTAAAGTTCAAAATGAAAAAGCAGGAAGAATAAGCTTCTGGAAAGACTTAGTCGCTTATAATAAAGATCTTGAAACATTGAGAGCTATTGAGGGAGTAGTCGCAGCAGATATAACAGTAAATCAAGGAGAAACTAAAAAATCCGTGGTAGTTGTAAATCCTGTTACTATAATAAACTCAATGACTAGGCTTTATATGAATATAATTGCGAGTTAATAAAACAAAAGGAGGATTAAATAAATGGCTAATACAATGAACTCAAAAGACGCTATAAGCGGTTCGCTTGGGGAATGCTTTGTTACAATCGAAGGTAATAGATACAATTTAATGCAAGTAATTAATCTTGAAGCTAAAATAGACAAAACAAAGTCTAAAATACCGATATTAGGTAAAACAGGTAAAGGGAATAAGGCAACAGGTTGGGAAGGAACAGGAACAGCTACGATTCATTATAATACGTCTATTTTTAGACAATTATTATATAGATTCAAAGAAACTGGAGAGGATATTTATTTTGATATTCAAGTTACAAATGAAGACCCTTCAAGCTCGGTAGGAGAGCAAACAGTTGTTTTAGTTAACTGCAATCTTGACGGCGGTATTTTGGCTAAGATAGACGCTGACGCGGAATACTTAGACGAAGAGATATCATTCACTTTTGATGATTTTGAAATGCCAACAGCATTTACTAATTTGAATGGTATGATTTAACAGGGCTTTTACAAGCCCTTTTTTTATTATTTAGGAGGTTTTATGAAACGGAAGCACGGTAAAAACAAACAATATTTTGGTGAGTTCAAAGAAAGTTATATAAAAAATTATGAAATAAAAACTCAAGCTGAAAACATAAAATACAGTTTAAAGCTTTGAGCCTTGGCGGTTGTCGGTGTATTTGGTGTAACTCTTATTATTGCATTTTTATGATTTATATTCACAGGATGGATAATATGAAACTTTGGGATAAAATAAAAAAGGCTTTCAAGCCTGATTTAGACGATTTGGAAAATAAAATTTAGGAACAAGATTCTTCTTTAGAAACTCACATTAAATCAATGTTAGATATAAATAAAGACGGAAAATTGAATAGTAAAGATTTTGGAGCTTTGATTGAAAACTTTATCGATGTTGACGGAAGCGGAGATGTTGACATTTGGGAGTATATCGGGTTATTTGTAAGAGTTAGAAAAATATTAAAAAATTTAAAAAAATAAAACTTAGGAGGATTTAAGATTATGGATTTAAAAGCGTTTTTAAAAGGTAATGCGTTGGAGCAAGAAAACTTAAAATATATAGCGTCAAAAAGATTTTTAGGAGCGGATAAAAAGCCTATTGAGTGGGAAATAAAAGCATTGAACTCACAGGAAGCTGAAGACTTGCAAAAGTCTTGTACTAAGACAGTTCCTGTGCCTGGTAGAAAAGGGCAATTCCAAAAGGAAGTTGATTTCAACTCATATGCTGCTAAGTTAGCGGTAGCTTGTACAGTTGAGCCTAATTTGAACAGCCAAGAGTTACAAGACAGTTATAAAGTTATGGGAGCCGAAGCAGTTTTGAAAGCAATGTTACTACCAGGGGAATATACTGATTATTTGGCAAAAGTTCAAGAGGTAAACGGGTTCAATAAAGATATAAATGATTTGGTGGAAGAAGCAAAAAACTAATTGACGGAGACGACCCGGAAAGCAATGTTGCTTACTATTGTCTCCATAAACTTCATTTACTACCTTCTCAATTTATTTCTTTAACTCGGGAAGAGAAAGCTTTTATAATTGCAGCAGTTCAAATAAGAGCAGCACACGAGAAAAAAGAAATGAATAGATAAATGGAGAACTTAAAAGGTTCTCCCTATTTTTTTTTAGAAAGGGGGAAAATATGGCTACTTTAAGAAGTTCGATAAGTGTTACAGATAATATGTCTCCGGCTATAAAAAGTATGTCAAGTGCTATGAACATACTCATAGGAAGCTTTGAACATCTTTCTACAGCAAGTAAGACTCCAATTGATATAAACTCAATGAAACTTGCTAGAGACCAAATATCAAAGGCAGAGGCAAGCATAAATCAAATGGAAAGTGAAATTCAAAGAGCTAACCAACAACAGCAAAAACTTAATAATAGTTTCGGCCAGGGGGAGAGTAAGACTAGAAACCTTCTAAATAACATTAAGGCCTTTGTAGGTGCTTATGTAAGCATTCAATCGGCTAAAGAAGGAATGACAATCACAGACCAAAATGTCAGTAATAAGGCTAGGTTAGAAATGATTAATGACGGCCTACAGAGTCAAGCGGAACTCCAGGAGAAAATATTTAATGCAGCTCAAAGGGCAAGAATGGAATATATGGACACAGTAAGTGTGGTAGCTAAACTTGGAATGTTAGCAGGGGAAGCATTTAAAAACAATGATGAAATGATTAGATTTTCTGAATTAATGGGAAAATCTTTTTCTTTATCTGGTGCAAGTACCAATGAGAAACAATCAGGTATGTATCAGCTTACGCAAGCTATGGCCGCAGGTAAACTCCAGGGAGACGAATTTAGGTCTATAATGGAAAATGCACCAATGCTAGCCCAAGCAATAGCAGACTTTACAGGAAAGAGCAAAGGCGAACTTAAGGAAATGTCTAAGGACGGAGAAATTACAGCGGACATAATCAAGGGTGCTTTGTTTAATGCAGCGGATAATATAGAAGAAAGATATAAGAAAATGCCTTTGACTTTTGGTACTATGTGGACACAGATAAAAAACCAGGCAATTTATAGCCTTGACGGTGTTATGACTAAGCTTAATCAAGCAATTAATACTCAAGACGGTCAAAACTTAATGGCAGGTATAACAAGTTCATTAATTGTTTTCGGAACTGTGCTTGGAACTACTTTAGCTCTTGCCGTAAAGTTTGGTTCAATAGTTGCTTCAAATTGGGATTGGATAGGTCCTATTATTTGGGGATTGGTTTCAGCAATGACGGCTCTAAGCATTGCAACTGGTATAAATAATGTTATTACTGGAATAAATGGAGGAATACAAGCATTTAAAGCAGCACAAACAGCATGGGCAACAGGAGCAACACTTGCACAAGTTGCAGCTACACAAACTCTTACAGGTGCTCAAGTAGGGCTTAATATGGCTTTAATGGCTAATCCTATAGGGTTGGTTATTATGGCCGTAATTTTTTTAATAGGTGTTTTTTATACTGTTATCGGTGCTATAAATATGTTTGCTGACACTTCTATAAGTGCAACAGGTGTTATATTTGGTGTTTTCGCTTGGTTAGGATCTGGAATAGGAAATGTTTTTATAGGTATGGCTAATATAGCAATGATAGTTGTTTTTAGTATAATAAACGGTTTTGCTTGGCTAGGAAATTCAATATACAACGGGCTTGCAGTAGGGCTTCAAGGAGCGGTTGAAAACTTTAAAAGTTTCGGAAATACTGTTTTAAGTATTTTAGGAAAAGTTGCAGCCGTAATTGATAAACTTTTTAAAACTAATACAGCAGGTTTTGTAAGCAGTTTGCAAAGTGGTTTAAATAGTTTAACTGGACCAAAAACAAAAGATTTTGTACAGCCTGTAACAGTTCAAGACAAGCTCTTGAAAGGTATTGACATGAACACAGCTTATAATAGCGGTTATGATTTTGGAAAAGGCTTAGGGGATAAAGTAAAAGGAGCTTTTAATTTAGACAAAGGATTTGACTTTACAGGTATGGGAACTCCCGAAGCCTTAGGAGATTTAGGAAAAATAGCAAACAACACAGGTGGTACTAAGGATAACACTAAGGCTATGAAAGATAAGCTTGATATAAACGGCGAAGACTTAAAATATATGAGAGATTTAGCAGAAAGAGAAGCAATAAACAGATTTACAACAGCAAGCCTAAAAGTTGAAATGACAAATAATAATAATGTCAATAGTAACTTAGACCTTGACGGAATATCTAATTATTTGACAGAGAAAGTCGGAGAGGCTCTTACAACTACAGCCGAAGGAGTGTATGAATAATGTATGCAGTAAGTCTCGGAGAAGTTAGGCTCCCGGTAACACCTAGCAAAATTACTACAAAAATTAATAATAAAAATAAGACTATTGACCTTCTCGGTATCGGGGAGGTTAATATTTTGAAACCTGCAGGGCTTACAGACATAAACTTTGAATGTATGATACCTGCTTTCAAATATCCTTTTTCAGTATATCCAACAGGATTTCAAGAGCAATATTATTTTTTGGATTACTTTGAAAAGCTTAAAACAGAGCAAAAACCTTTTCAATTCATAGTTTCTAAAGTTGCTAATGACGGTACTTTTTTGCTTTCTGATATAAACATAAAAGTATCTTTAGAAGATTATCAAATAGTCGATGACGCTTCAGAAGGTATGGATATGATAGTCAGCTTTAATCTTAAGCAATATAAAGATTTTAGCACTCAAAAAATAGTAGTTAAAGAAGATACAACAGGTTCTACAGATAAAATAGCAGTTGTTGAAACAGAAAGAAGTACTCCAAGTGTTCCTTTGAATAAAACTTGGACAGTAAAAAAAGGCGATACTCTATGGGCAATAGCTAAATTAAACTACGGAGACCCTTTGCAATATAAAACTATTGCCAATAAAAATAATATAAAAAATCCTAATAAGATTTATCCCGGGCAGGTGTTAACATTATGACTTATGATGTTGTAAATAATCAAAGCATACAGGGAAATTTTATAAGTTATGAACTAACTATTTCTAACACTAAAGAGACATATATTCCGCCTGTTCTTGGTGGTGTAAGTGTTGAATTAGAGAGAAAAGGAGTTCCCGGTAAAATAACTTTTTCAATTATGAAAAGTGACAAATTCACAGTTGAAGAAGGTAACGCAATAGAATTTAAAGTAAATAAAACAGATTTCTTTTTCGGATTCGTTTTTAGTATTAAAGAAACCAAAGACGAACTTTTGCAAATAACAGGTTACGACCAATTAAGATATTTAAAAGCTAAAGATACTTATGTTTTTGAAGCTAAAAAAGCAAGCGAAATATTAAAACAAATAACATCTGATTTTAATTTGCAAGCTGGTGAAATTGACGATACTGGTTATTCGATGAACATTGTATTAAAAGATAAGACTTTATTTGATATGATACAGAGCACACTTGAAGAAACTTTGATGAGTACCGGGAATCTTTATGTTTTATACGATAATTACGGTAAATTAAACCTAAAAAATATCGAGAATTTAAAACTAGATATTCTAATAGGGGATAACACTATGGAAGATTATAATAAAACATCAAGCATTGACGAAGCTTATAATCAAATTAAATTAGCTTATCCAAATGACAAAACAGGTAAATATGACATATACCTTGAAAAGCACTCTGAAAATATTAATAAGTGGGGAGTTTTACAGTATTATGAAGTTATAGACGAGAACGTAAACGGAAAAGTAAAAGCTCAAACGCTTCTTAAACTGTATAACCAACCAAACAAAAAATTATCTGTAAATAATGCGCTTGGAGATGTAAAAATTAAGGCAGGTTGTAGCTTAGTTGTAAAAATATCGGCACTTGGAATTAATAATTATATGTTAGTTGAGAAAGTAAAGCATACTTTCAACAATGAAGAGCATTTTGTTGATTTAGATTTGAGAGGAGGCGAATATATATGAGTGCAGAACTTGCAAATGTAATGAAAAAAGCAGCTTCTCAAGTTATAGCAAGTATGGAATTATCAAATATAATATTCGGGACTGTAAAAAGTATAAATCCTTTGAAAATTCAAGTCGATACAAAACTTGTTTTGACAGAGGCTTTTTTAGTTCTTACAGATAATGTTAGGGATTATAAAGTTTATATGACTGTAGACCACGAGACAGAAGAGGAAGAAACAGACCATACACACAACTTTACAGATGTAACCCCTGGGGGTTCTGTGCCTAGCATTACGGAGCCACAAAATCAAAAACATAAGCACGCTTACACAGGAAAAAAACTTTTTACAGTACACAACGCCTTGAAAGTAAATGAAACAGTTATTCTTATACAACAAAAAGGCGGTCAGAAATATGTCGTTTTGGATAGAATAGTCGCAAGAGAGGATGAATAGTATGATACCTCAAAATTTAAATAATATTGATATTGAAATAACAACAGAAACAAGCAACACTTATGTACTTAAAACAACAAAAAATAGGATATTTGATTATACGTACGATGATAACTTAGCAGCTATGGCACAAGCAATTTATAAAATTTTAAATACCGAAAGGTACGAAAATCTGATATATAGCTTCAATTACGGGGTAGAGCTTGCTGAATTATTCGGGAAACCTAAAGAGTATGTATTGCCTGAAATAAAAAGGCGCATAAGAGAAGCATTGCTTCAAGATGACAGGATAACAGCAGTTGATAATTTTCAGTTTTCTACAAAAACAGGGAAAAAAGACGTTGTTTGTTCTTTTGATGTAACAACAATCTTCGGAAAAATAGAAACTACAAAGGAGGTAAGCGTATAAAATGTATGAGGATATTACTTATGATTTGATAATAGCTAGGTGCTTGGCTAGAGTGCCGAACACAATCGATAAAAGGGAAGGTTCGATTATATATGACGCATTGGCTCCTGCTTGCGTAGAATTGGCTCAAATGTATGTCGAGCTTGACACTGTATTAAATGAAAGTTTCGCGGATACAGCAAGTAGAGAATATTTAATTTTAAGATGTTCCGAGCAAGGTATCGAGCCAATCCCTGCTACTTCTGCAATATTAAAAGCAGTATTTAATATTGATGTTCCTACGGGTCAAAGGTTTTCATTAGGTTCTTTAACTTATATAGTAACTGAAAAAATAAATACAGAAATTCATACTTATAAAGTTAAATGCGAGACAGCAGGAATTGTCGGAAATGAAAATCTAGGTTCTTTAATTCCGATAGGTACAGTAGAGGGACTTACAAGTGCTGAATTAACAGAAATATTAGTGGCAGGAGAAGACGAAGAAGACACAGAAGTATTAAGAAAAAGATATAAAACAAAAGTACAAGTTCAGAGTTTTGGAGGGAACAAGCAACAATACATTGATGAGGTTAACACGGTTCAAGGAGTAGAAGGTGTTAAGGTTATCCCCGCTTGGAATGGTGGCGGAACTGTAAAAGTTATTTTTATAACTACAAACTATAGGAAACCTTCGCAAAGCACTATTGATTTTGTTCAAGAGCAAATAGACCCATTGGCTTATACCGGAGACGGAGAAGGAATAGCACCGATTGGTCATAAAGTAACCGTTGTAGGTGTTGACGAAATAACAACAAATATTAGTTTTCATATAGTTTTTGATGATAACTACACTTGGGCTAACATTCAAGACCAGGTAACAACAGCACTTGAAAATTACTTAGCAGGGCTTAGGGAAGAATGGGCGGAAAGTGCTTATTTAGTTGTTAGGATAGCAAAAATAGAATTATTACTTTTAGATATTGAAGGGGTTGCAGATGTTCAAAATATAGCTTTAAACACTATTGAAAGCAATTTGACCCTTGGAGCTTATGAAATCCCAATCTTAGGAAGTGTTACAAATGGATAGAGAGATTGTTTTAATTAAACATTTACCAACTTTTTTACAAGAAATACAAGATTTCAAAGAGTTAACATCTACGGAACAAGAGGAATTTATAACTCTATGGGCCGAGCTTGTAAATGTTCAAAACGAGCAATATTTAAGCACTTCTACTGTGTACGCTGTGAAAAGGTGGGAAAAAGTGCTCGGTATTGTTCCAAACGATGATGACACTTTAGAAGAACGTAAATGGAGAATACAAGCTAGGTTAAGAATGAAACTACCTTACACTTACTGGAATTTAAAAGAAAATTTAATTGCTACGTGTGGCGAAAACGGTTATAGGTTAGTTGTTGACCCTATTGCTTGCACAATAGAGGTTCGTGTTACGTTAGGAGTTAAATTTATGTTTGACGAAGTAGGTAGAATGCTAGATAAGGTTTTGCCAGTTAATTTGCTTTTAGACTTTAGGCTTTTATACAATAGGCACATGGATTTAAAGCAATATACGCACGCACAATTACACGCTTTGACACATAAAAAAATAAAAGAGGAGGTATTAAGTTAATGAGTACAAATACAACAAATTATAATCTGCTAAAATACGACCAAACGGATTATTATGACATTGATAAACATAATGATAATTATGATATTATTGACACAGAAATGCATAATCTTGAAACTTCAAAAGCAGTAAAAGGAACAGCTTACATAAAAGGTGAGAATAATGTTAAAGTTGTACAAGGAGTTCCGACAGGCGGTCAATTTGAGAATTTAGGAGTTTTGGCAGGATATTTAAAAGTAAAATTTCCTACAAAGGATCATACTACACCTTCCGAGTTTGATATCTCTATTAGACATGTAGGAACAGAAAGTTTAACCGCAAAATATAGAGTTAAATGCCATTTGCCAAGTGGAAACATTACAGCTTCTTATCAAGGGGTTACAGTTATAAAAGGTACTACAAGTGACCTAGTAGTTGATTTCTGCAAAGGAGCAACAGAAGATTATTTGATACTTAGAAAAGAAAGCGGTACAAAAGACTTTGGTTACTCTAGTATTGTTATAGACAATATTCATTACAGAGGTTCAACGGCTGATTGGTCGACAGGTTGGGGAATATCTATTGTAACAGAACTTGAAACATTAGAAAGCACAAGTAAAACAACAGTTACACCTACTTTGAACAGTACACATTTGGGAGGTTATCAACCTTCACTAACTGGAGAAGGTAGTAAAATCCCTGTTGCAAGTTCTTATGGAGATATAACAACTGGTTTTAAAATCTATGGAATAATTCCAAAAAAATATAGTGGATTGTTTTTAGGTGCTCATACAAACTTAAAAACTTTTGCTATACTCTTGACACCTGTTTGGACTACTGGAACAGTTGGAAAGTCAAAAGTAAAAGGAACATTCAGTATAAACAAAGGTGACTCTTCGGTTGCTAATAGCAATTACTTTGTTGATATAGATATTCAGACAGCTTACTCAACTAATTCAATTAATAAATTTGATACAAATTTAACTGGATTGAAATTAGGAACTATAGTTTACAATGATATCACATATTACTGCTTATATTATGCTACTGCTACAGCACAATTAAGCTTTACTTTTGAAGGTTTATGGTATACGCAAGATACCACAATAACATTACCGACTTTATTTAGCGATTATGCTACAACTCTTGGAACACCTGCCGAAATAGATACAACTAGCTTTATTTCAGAAGGTTTTTTTAAAAGAACTATTTCAAGTGTAAAAAGCTTATTTGCTAATATAAAAATGCTAATACAAGGTAATGACACAGCTATGTTTGATGTTCAAAATTCAAGTAATACAAGTGTATTTGCAGTAGATACTACAAACGAAGTTTTGACAGGAACGGCAGCAGATAAAAAACAGGATAAAACATCGTATCTTGCAAAAGTTCAGCCTTATACTTGGTCAAGAGTATTATATGCTACGCATTTATACCTCTCTGGTTCTTTTATCATTACTGTAAATCACACTAGAAATAGTGTTGTTGTCGGTAGTGTTTTTCTAGTGTATTTCGGTCATGGTGGAAAAGCTAAAATAACTCAACTTTCACATAATGAGTACAGTAATATTCAAGTGCGTGTAGTATACGAAGGTTCTTACAATGCAAATATATATTTTGAAATTAAAGATACTAATACAAATATAGACGGGCTGACATCTTATGGGTATCAAATAAATGTAAATGCTATGGCTTGTACATCAATAACAGAATACACAGCATTTACAAGTGGAGAGGCTAGTACAAAAATAGGGGATTCTTTTACTACTGTAGCTAATAAAATGCTTATAAGTGGTAAAGAAGTTTTGACTGATTTAGCTAAAAGTCTAAACACTAACGGTTATCAAAAATTTGGAAACGGTTTAGTTTTACAGTGGGGAAAAAACACTATCTCTTCTGGTGTTGATACTGATGTTACGTTACCATTAGCTTTCAATAATAGTCATCTTGTTTCTTTCGTTTCACAAGAAGTAAACAGTGCAGATGGAGTGGTTATGGCTACACCATTGAGTCTTAGTCAAATTAGACTTAAATACGATTTCGGTGTTGGGCCAATTATTGTTTGTTGGTTTGCAATAGGATATTAAGGGGGTAGAAAAATGAAAGAAAAATATTATATAGATATTGATGAAAACAGGAAAATATTAGGTAGATATTTATTATCTTTTCATGGAGAAAACATACCAAGCACAGCTAAAGAAGTATCTCAAGAAGTTTTTGAAACTTCAATTCAAGAAAATCACAATTACTTAAATGATGATTTGACAACTTGTATAAAAGATGTTAGAACAGCAGAAGAGATTGCAGAAGAGGAAAGAATTGCAAAACTCCCTACAGCTGAAGAACTAGAAAAAGCTAAAATTGAAGTTATAGTCTTAAATTTAATGGCGGAAGGAGGGTTGATTTAATATGGCTTGGACAAAAGTTGATGAGATTTATATAAGAAATTATACTACTTTAGTTGTTGGTGGAAAAATGAAAATCGAAGATATACCTGAAAAGTACAGAGAAGAAGTTCAAAGAAGAGTAGACGCATGGTTCACAGCGGAAGCACTTGCAGCACAACAAGCAACAGAAACAGTATAGAGGGCTTATGCCCTCTTTTTTATTACTAAAAAAATATACAGGGAAAGGGGTACAAATGGAAGATTGCGTAAAATGTCAAAAAGAACATACATTCAGAATTGAAACTATTGAAGAGGAAATGAAAGAGGGAAAAAAATCCTTGATAGATATGAAAATTAAACAAGAAAAAATAGATGAGTCAACTAAATCGGCTCATAAAAGGCTTGATGAAATAGGAGAGCAGACCTTAGCAATTTATAAGCTTACAGTAGCAGTTGAAAATATTGCAGAGCAATTAGTTGAGTTTACTCAAGAAAATAAAGAGCATCGAAAAGAGGTTAACACAAGATTAGATAAATTAGAAAAAGCACCAGGAGAGGAAGCAAATAGCATGCAGAAAGAGATTAAGAAAACTATAATTATTGGAATAGTTGGAGCCCTTCTTGGAGCTGTATTAATGAAATTAGGTGTGAAACTATGAGAGATTTATTTTATAAGCAACTAATAAAACTCTTGGATATTAAGAGCATTATTTCAATTATAGTAACTATTGTTTTTGCCATTCTATCACTACAAAAAGTCTTTACAAGTGCGGAAGTTTTAACAGTAATTTCGATTGTAATTACTAACTATTTTGCTTATCAGCATGGAAAAAATCAAAACAACAAAGGAGATAAAGAATAATGAGTACAATGTCAGATTTAAAAAAAATATTTGAAAAGCAAGGATTAAGCAAGGAGGTAATATGCGGATTATTAGGAAATGTCCAAATAGAGAGTGACTTTGAGCCTCTAATTGAGAATATGAATTATACAGATGCTTCAAGACTTAGAGCAGTATTCCCAAGCAAATTTAATCCTATGAGTGACGCTCAAGTTCAAGCATATGTAAGAAATCCACAAAAGCTTGGGGATTATGTGTATAGTTCGTTTGGCGGTTATGCTTACAGAGGAAGAGGCTTTATTCAACTTACAGGGAAAGTTAACTATGAGCTATATGGAAAATTAATAGGTATAGATTTAATTAATAACCCAGACTTAGCAGCTACAAAAGAGGTTGCTGCACTCATAGCAGTAGCATACATTAAAAGAAATGCTTTTCCTCAATGGAAAGGAGATTTGAATAGATGTACTGATATTAATATGGTTGCTGATACTATTAGTAAATCAATTCAAGGCTTTGGAAAAAATTATACAAGTGGATTCTTAAAAGAAACTCTTGAGGCAAGAAGAAAGGCAGCTATTAATTTCTATAATAACTATGATAATTTGTTTGGAAGCACATTATTAAAAAATGGTTCTCATGGACAAGAAGTAATTAATCTTCAAAGAGCATTAATCAAGAAAGGATATAATCTTTTAGATGACGGAGACTTTGGGAACAATACAGAAAAAGCAGTAAAAGACTTTCAAAGAAAAGTTGGTTTACTTGATGACGGAATAGTCGGTCCTTTAACTCTAGCCAAATTAAAATAATAAAAAAAGGCTTCCTAATCACTAGGAGGCTTTTATCTTATTTTTACTATAACTTTTCTTTAGATAACCCTTTATCTTTTCTAAGATTTTTTATTTTTTCAAACCATTCCATTACTACCAACTCACAAACATTATATCTCAAAATGTAGCTAATAGCTACATTAATAAAATAAAATGTTTGTTGTAAAATGATAAAAAAAATGTAAAAAAAAGTAAAAAAAGTGTTGCTTTTATTTAAAAAATAAAGTATAACTCTAATATAAGAAATGTAGCTAATAGCTACAAAACAAAAACGGAGGTAATGAAAATGATAACAAGTAGAGTGATTTTAAAAGACGGTAAAGAAGTAGATACAAACATAACAGGATTTATTGGTAAAGTTGAAGAACATAATGAAATTTTAGGACAAATTGGACAACAAATTGAAGTTTTATGGAATGAAATTTCAGAAGTAAAACTTTTAATAAATGGAGAAGTTGTTGAAGAAACAAAACAAGAAAATCTAAACGAAAATGAAATAGTTGAAGCTTCAGCAGTTTATAATGAAGAAATGACTTTATCAGCAGAGGAAATCGAAGGATTATACGGAGTTTACTATTTAACAATTTTAAAAAATGGAACTTGGGAAAGTTTAGGTTATTACGAAGAAGTTTAATCCTTTAATGCTTGCCTAGACAACTAGGCAGGTATTAAGCGATTAAATCACAGGATGCAATAAATTGAAACTAACTTTATCAAATGGAACTACTAAAGAATTTAAACTTGAAAATGGAAATTATTTTTTTAAAAGTTTTGTAGGCGGAAACTGGTTACAAGTTAATAATAAAAAATACATAAAAGAATTAGAAAAGCATTTTAAACAACAGGAGGTCAAAAGATGAAAAAATTAATTTTGTTAGTTTTATTGTTGATGTTAGTAGCTTGCACAACAGTAGAAAGTAGAAGCGGAATTGATACGAGTTTAGGAGCTAAAGTTATAGGCGGTAAGGTAATACCTAATTACAAAGTTGATTTTAACAATTCATTAGAATTTTAGCTCCAAGGGTTTTTAAAGTTGTTCCCTAGAATATAACTAACTGGTACAGGTTTAAGAAAATATTCGGAGGTAGGTAATGAGAATATCAAAATTATTGGAGGTAAAAAAACATTACAAAAAATACAATACTTGCAACGACAAATTTATAAAAATAATTAACAGAGCAATTTTAAAAGAAACATTTAATATCACAGTAATTTTAATTTTAACTACTTTGTTTATTCATATAATTGAAGTGGGTTTATAAGGGGGAATAAATGAAAACAGCACAGGAATTAATGGAACTTATACCATATGAAACAGCAAAAAGGGCACATTATTGGACGAGCTTTACTCCAGACGAAAGAGGTAAGCAAGTACAAGAGAACTTTGCAGCAACAGTATTAAATTTATTTGATAGAATAAAAGATTTAGATGAAACAAGACTTTATGAAATGGAAATTGACATTGAAAAATTCACAAATGCTTATAAAAACAAAGTTCTTTCTTGGTTAACTTCAAAGAGTAGAACAGCAAGTGCAGCAATAACAGGACCTGCAAATTTTAATTATGATAGAAATAATAAAAGACTAGAAATTGAAAGAAGAAAGAACCAGGAGATAGTTGAGTTCATTAAAAAAACTGATAATGCATTAATAAAAAAATATAAAAAAATAGAAAAAACAGACTTAGAAAAAGAATTTAAAGAGTATTACCAGGCAAATGATGAAGGTATTTACAGCATGGATTTAATAAAAAAAGGACTTGAAAGAATATTGTTAAAGGCAGTAAAAGAGGGTAGAGGCCAGGAAGTTATGGAAGCCCTGGAGAAAGATAATTATAAGATATTCACTAAAAGGCATGGTATTTATAAAGAAATTGAAAAGCTCATGAATATCAAAGCAACAGAACAAACCACAAGCGAAGTTATAAACGGTGTAGAGGTTATAGACAATATAGATGCCCAAAGAATTCAATTAATTTTTGAAGGTAAGCCAAGCGAGGATATAAGGAAATATCTTAAGAGCCATGCTTGGAAATGGAGTCCTAAAAATTCAGCCTGGCAAAATTTCAGAAAGCCTCAAAGGTTAAAGGAAATAAAAGAGTATTTAAAAAACTTATAAAAAAATTAAAAAAAGCTTTACAAAGTTTGTCAAAATTGGTATAAATTGTGTAGCTCATAGCTACAACAAATTGTTGCTTAAAGTAACAAAATAAGTTATTATGTTACATAAGTAAGAAAGGAGTGTTCACTTGAAAGCAAGAGAAATAATTAGAGAGAAAAGGAAAAATAAAAAGCTAACTCAATCACAGTTAGCTGAAAAGATAGGTATATCGAGAGCATACCTTGCAGAAATAGAGCTAGGAACTAAAACACCTAGTTTACCAGTTGTAAAAAGAATTTGTGAAACATTAAGAATCAAGATAGGAGATTTTTAAAATGTACTTTGATGTAGTTAAGAAAGAGAGTGAAATCGACTTTTCAAGACTAGCTGAAAGTTTAACAGAGTTTTTTTTAGAAAAGATGTGTCAAAGAGACACAGAGAAAGAGCAGGAGAGCCATAACGACACTTAAACAAGTTCAGACGAGTATTTGTTAGTGTAAAATGTAAAATGCGTTAAAACGTGTTTTAGACACGTTAAAATAAATAGGAGGTTTTAAATGGAATTGTTAGAGGTTTTGAAAGAAAGATGTAATTTGTTAACTTGGGACACAGAGGAGCAATGGAGAGACGAAAGAAGAAACTACATAGGTGGTAGTGATATTGGAAGTATCTTAGGATATAACCCTTATTCAAGCCCATATCAAGTGTATGCTTCAAAATTAGGGATAGGGGAAGAGTTCACAGGTAATTTAGCAACAGAGCTAGGACATTATTTAGAGCCTTTCATAAGAGAGAAATTTGTAGGATTGCTTAAAGATAGAGAAAACTTGGATTGCAAAGTTTATAAAATATCAGATTTTATGTTTGCTTCAAAAGAACATAATTTTATGAGTGCTAACCTGGATGGAGTAGTTGAGATTGACGGAGAGTATTCAATATTAGAGATAAAGACGGCTTCTGAAATGGTAGGTAAAAAATTTGAAGATGATGAGATACCAGATTCTTATTATTTACAGATTCAATGGTATTTAGGAGTAACAGGATTTAAAAAAGGTTACATAGCTTACTTAGTAGGAAATAGAAAACTTGATTATAAAGAAGTACCAAGAAATGAACAGATAATTGAAGAAATGATGATGACGGCTAAAAGCTTCTGGGAAAATCATGTTTTAGCTAAAGAGCCTCCAATGTTTACTTTTGCAGATACAGAAGTTGTTAAAGCTATGTACACTATAGAAAACGAGGGGGAACTTAAAGAGTTTGATGAAGAAACAGAAAATGTAATTATAAAATGGAGACAGTTAAAAGACGAGGCAAGCAGAATAAAAAAAGATATTGATGATTGCGAAAATAAAATAAAAGGTGCATTAGGAACAGCAGAAAAAGGAATTGGTGGCGGAGGCCGTATTTCCTGGAAACTTCAAAAGAAAGACGGATTCTTTGTTAAACCAAGTGAAAGCAGAGTTTTAAGATATTCAAAAATTAAATAAACCATAGGAGGAGTAATGAAAATAAAACATATCAGTATTAATAACTATTTAGGTATTGAGGAATTGGATATATCCCTAAACAAAGACAAAATATTTATTGAGGGTGGAAACGGAAAAGGTAAAACTTCTGTACTTGAGGCAATAGAAAACGCAATGAACTCTGTAAGTGACAGAAGGCCTAAAAAAGTAAAAGACGGAGAAGAACAGGCAATATTGCTTTTACAATTAGATGACGGAACGGAAATAAAAAGAACTATTGAGGCAGACGGATCTAATAAGGTCGAAGTAAAAAAAGACGGCCTAAAAGTTAAAGGACCAGAAACATTCTTAAAAAATCTATTTAGTGGATTTACTTTTAACCCTGTAGACTTCCTACAGAAAAAGGACAAGGAACAGGCTGAAATATTGCTAAATATGATACCTTTCTTTATTGCTCCAGAGTTAGCAGAACAATTGTTTGGAGAAAGACCAGGAGTAGACTATAGCCGTCATGGACTTAAAGTATTACAAGAATTAGCTGAAAAATACTTTTTTAATAAAAGAGCAGTAGCTAACCAGGAAGTAAAAGAACTTAATAACCAAATTGAAGCCTTAACAGTACAATTACCAGATAACTTTGATTATAAAGAATGGGAAAATGTAAGCCTTGCAGAAGCTTACAAGGATATAGAAGATAAAAGAGCAATTAATAACAAAATTGATATAGCTAATAAATTTATTGATGAATACCCTGGAAAAAAAGAAGCTATAAGCAATAAGTATTCAGCTCAAATACACCAACAGAAAGAACAAGAGAGATTTGAACTTTCAAAGATTGATGAAGTTATCCAGGAAGAAATTAAAAGAAAACAAGGCTATATAGCTTCTCACAATGAGGAAATAGCAGCACTTGAGGAAAAAATCAGAGAACATAAGCTTTATATAGACAAGCTTAACAATGAAATCAATGTTTTCAATAGCACTTACAGAGACAATGAAGAGAAAGCAATCAAGGTTAAGTATGAAGAGAAAATAACAGGTATAAAAGCTCTTGAGGAAAAAGAACTTGCGGACCTTGAAACAACTTATACAAATGCCTCAACTTTTGCAATAGCAAGCACTAAGCAAGATATAGAAACAGCTCTTGCAGAGGTAGAACAAGCTGAAAAAATGAAAGGCTTTATCCCATTAGATAAAAACAGAGAGGTTGCTAAAAATTCATTGATTGATAAGAAAAAAATAGCCTTGCATTATGATAACATGGTTAATTTCTGTAGAAATAAACATCAAGAAATTATAGCAAGTATGCAGTTACCAGTTGAAGGACTTGGAATTGATAATGACGGAAATATCACGGTGCACCAAAGACCAATCAAAAACCTAAGTACAGCGGAGCAATTAGACTTAGCTATTGACATAGCAAGAGCAACAGCAGGAGAGCTTAAGATAATTTGTATAGATAAGTTTGAAAGCTTAGATTATGAAGCACAAGAAAGATTTATGGAAAAAACAAAAGACGACCAGTTCACATATGTGGTAACTAAAGTGACAGGTGGAGACCTAAAAATTAAATAGAATTTCTTGCAAAAAATGTAAAAAACTGTTAAAATATAGCATACTTTGAAGGATAGAAACCTTCCAGTAAGCTATTAGCAGTTTAAATACTGCTTTTAATTTATTGGGAGGTTTTTTATGTTTAAAGATGAAAACTATGGTAAACAATTCAACTATTTTACAACTTTAGAGTATATGTACAACGTTAAAGGAGAAGGAAAATATTATAATTTCAGATGTAAATGTGGTACTGAAAAAATATTAAGGTATTCAATTGTAAAAAATGGTAAAACAAAATCTTGTGGTTGTTATAATTTAGAAAGATTAAAGAAACCAAGAAAAGAAGGTAATAGACATATAAACGGTAAAACTACAAGGCTTTACAGGATATACAACAACATGAAACAAAGGTGCTTAAACAATAAAAATTCAAGATATAAAGATTATGGATGTAGAGGTATAAAAATTTGCAGTAATTGGCTTGATGATTTTAAAAACTTTTATGATTGGGCTATGACTAACGGTTATAGTGACGAATTGACAATAGACCGTATAGACAATGACGGAAATTATGAGCCTACAAATTGTAGGTGGGCTACAGATGAAATTCAATCAATGAATAATAGAAATAATGTTTTTTTTACTGTAAATGGATTTACTAAATCTTTAAAAGAATGGGCTATTTTATTAAAAATAAGTCATAGTGCTATATCAAAACAAGGTTCTTATGAAGAAAAGAAAATATATATTGAAAATAAATTAAAAAAAACAGGAGGAATTAACTAATGGCAAGAGTAGACGGAAGTAATTTACCAACTGGCACTAAACCAGGATCAGTAGCAAACCCTAAGAAAGATTTAAGACAACAAATAGAAATGATGATTCCAGAGCTTCAAAGAGCTATGCCTAGTATAGGAATTACACCAGAAAGAATGGCAAGATTAGCACTTACAGCACTTAATAGCAATACAAAGCTTTATGATTGTGACGGAACAAGCTTTTTAGCTGCACTTGTACAATCGGCACAGCTTGGATTAGAGCCAAATACTCCTATGGGCCAAGCTTATTTAATACCTTATGGAAAACAAGTTCAATTCCAGGTTGGATATTTAGGTATCTTAGAACTAGCTTATAGAAGCGGTCAGTATACTACAATTTATGCAAAAGAAGTTTATGCCAATGATACTTTTGAGTATGAATACGGAATTGATATAAAACTTAAGCATATACCTGCTAAAGTTCCAGACGGAGAACCAATTTATTACTATGCAGTATATAAGCTTAAAAACGGTGGATATGGTATTGAGGTTATGAGTAAAGAGCAAGTTACAATACATTCTCAAGCATTTTCTCAAGCAGTTCAGAAAGGTTGGACAAGTCCTTGGAAAACTAACTTTGACGCAATGGCTAAAAAAACAGTTCTTAAGAAGTTGTTAAAATATGCTCCTAAATCTGTAGAACTTGCAAAGGCTACATCTTTTGACGAGACAACAGGAAGATTTACAGAGAAAATGGACGATATTATCCCAGAATACACAGTAAATCAAGTTGAAGAAAAATTAGACAAAGACACTGGAGAAATAATTGAAATTAAAAATGAAAATATAACTCCAGTGGATAATACAGATAATACAGATAAAACAGCAGAAACTTTATTCGGAAATAAATAAGCATTATCAAGGGGTGTAAAAGCCCCTTAAAAAATAATTAAAATTCTTAGAAATTTTTAATAAATTTCTTGACATTTTCTTACAAAAAAAGGTATAAATTAGTATCTTAAAAATGTCGAAAAATGGAAGGAGTAGAAATGTCAGATAAAAAGAAAAAAATGTTACTTATAGTGTTTGAAGATGAAGAAATGGCAATCTATGAGAAATTGAAAGAGCAAGCTAAGAAAGACAAAAGAACATTGCCAAATACTGCAAAATTACTTTTAAAAGATAAATTGAAATAAGGAGGGAGGAAATGTTTTTAAAAGTAGGTTATGATTTTTCTAGTAAAGAAATTGATTTTAAAGATGAAAGATTACCAGATAAAGTTAATGAGTTTTTTAAAAATGAAATTAATGATTTAATATTTGGATATACATTTTGTCTTTATAATTGTGAGTCTCCTTTGGAGCAATTATTTTATTTAGTTTTAGATAAACATGTTAGACTTTACCACAATATTTCTAAATTTAAAAATTTAGGTTTAGAAATATTTGAGATAGAAAATCAAATAGTTATTTCTAAATATAGAGTAGATTTTTTAATAACTGTTACAGATATTAAAGATAATAAAGCTGTAAAAGAATTTGTAATAGAAATTGACGGACATGATTTTCACGAAAAAACTAAAGAACAAGCGAAAAGAGACAAAGAAAAAGATAGATTTTTAACTTCAAAAGGTTATACAGTAATAAGATTTACAGGTAGCGAAATTTATAATAATTGTTCTGAAAAAATAAAAGAACTTTTAGAATTGATGTTTAATGTATGCAGTAAAAAAGTTGGTGAATAAATGAGAGACAAGAGGGAGAAAGGTTGGTTTTGGGTAGAAAATGAATTGGTAGATAATGAAGAACTTAAACCTATGGAAAGACTTTTATATATGGTTTTAGCAAGACACTCAAATAATGAAACTGGAGAAAGTTTTCCTAGTTTAGAAACTCTTTGTAAAAAAACAGGCGTTAAAGATAAAAGGACAATAGTAAATCATTTAAAAAATTTGGAGTCTTTAGAACTTATAGAAATAAAAAAACAAATGGGGATTTCAAATAGATATTATTTAAAAAATGTAAAAAGCGAACTAGTGACAAAAAATGATACTAGTAACAAAATTTGTAATGAACCACTGACAAAAAATGATACTAGACCAGTGACAAAAATTGTACCTCTAACTAGACTAAATAACAAGACTAAAAAACAATACTTAGTAGAAGATGAAAATTTAAAAATTGATTATGAAAAAATAAGATTATTTTGGAATGAAAATACTAACTTACCTAGCATAAAAATATTATCTAACAAAAGAAAAGAAAAAATAAAACTAAGAATACAAGAAGTGGAAGAGAAAAACTTTTTATTGGCTATTAATAAATTAAATTATTCTGATTTTGCAACAGGTAAAAATAATAGCAGTTGGAAAGCTGATATAGATTGGCTTATAACAAACGATACTAACATTGTAAAAGTTTTGGAGGGAAAATATGATAACAAGATTGGAGCAAATATAAAAAAGGTATCTATGAAAGGATTAGAGCCAGATTATACAGCTTATTAGGGGTTGGAACTATTGGAAATAGAGAGAATAATAATTGACGCAGCTTTACTAAAATATGATGATGTTGAGACAATGGAAAAAATAATTTTGCTTAAAGATTATTTCTTTAAAGAACAAACTCACAGAGATATATTTAATCATATAACAGAGTGTTATAAAAAAAATAAGCATATAAACGAAGTTCTTTCAACGGCTGAAAATTATAAAAATATATTATTTGAAATTTTAGAAGATATAAAACCAAGTAACTTTGAAATTGATAAAATGATTAAAAAATTAAAAGAAAATCACTTAAAAACACTATTTGAGTTTAATCTAAAAAAAAGAATAATAGAGATAAAAGAAACTGAAATAGATGATTTGATTAATCTCACTATGAGTGATTTATCCAGGATAAGTAAAGAAATAGAAGTTGATGAGGATAACGAGTATATATTTGACAATATAAAACTATCCGAAAGATTCTATTCTAAGTATGAAGATGAGGACAGAAAAAGACCTCTAAAGTCAAATATAAAAGCTTTTGATGAAGTACTAAAATTTCATAAAAAAGAAGTTTATACAATAGCAGCTAGACCAGGAAGCGGAAAGACAGCTTTAAGCTTAGCACTATTAAAAAATTTCTGTTCTGCAGGTAACTATGGTTTATATTTCAGTTTAGAAATGGGAGAGGACCAACTAACTAACAGGATTATAGCCAGTATTTCAAGAATAGACATGGAATACATAGAGAGTGGAAGTTTTTTAAGAGATAAAGATTTGGATTATAAAGTTCAACAAGCAATAGCAATGCTTCAAACTAAATTTCAATTTAAAATAGTTGATAAGACAAGCTTAAAAATTGAAGATGTTGTTTTCATAAGTAAAAAAATCAATAAAGAAAGAAAAATTGATTTTATAATATTGGACCATGTAGGTTTATTAAAGCCAAGTCATAAAGAAGAAAAAAGGGTTATGATTGATAACGCTTATAAAGAGTTTAAGAGATTAGCTAAAGAATTAAATATACCTGTTGTTGCATTAGCACAGCTTAACAGAAAAATAGAGGAAAGAGCAGACAAAAGGCCTCAACTATCAGATTTAAAAGATAGTGGAAGTATAGAGGAAGATAGTGCAGGTATAATAATGTTAAGTAATCCTAAAACAAGTGGTTATTTAACTGAAAAAGAAATAGAGGAAGCAACAAAAGAGAACAGACTAGATGTTTTTGTTAGAAAAAATAGGTTCGGAAAGCTAGGAGATTTTTTCTTGAATTTTGAAAGTCATAATCAATATGTAGGAGGACATAAACCAAATGAAAAAAAAGCTTGAAGAACTATTCGAGATAACTAAAGAAATGTATTTAATAAAAAATGTTTTATTCGAGTATTTATCAACTGATGAAAATTTCAATAATGAAGAACATCTTTTATCGGAATTAAAAGCAAAAGATATTGAATACATAGAAGAATATTTATTGAAAAATAATTATAAAAAAGATTCAGATGAGTTTGTTTTATTAAATATGTTTAAAGAGCAAAAATTAAAATTTTTAGAGGTAAAAAATTTAGACTAGATGTGTCATTTAGACACGAAAGGATGGGTAAATGAAAATATTAGTAGCATGTGAAGAAAGTCAAGCAGTAACAATAGAATTGAGAAAGTTAGGGCATGAAGCTTATTCTTGTGATATAGAGCCTTGTAGTGGCGAACATCCAGAGTGGCACTTGCAGCAAGATGTTATACCTTTGTTAAAAGAAAAATGGGATATGATTATAGCTTTTCCACCTTGTACACATCTAGCAGTTAGTGGTGCTAGACATTTTGAAAAGAAAAGAAATGACGGTAGACAAAGAGATGGTATTGAATTTTTTATGCAAATTATAAATGCTGATTGCGATAAAATTGCAGTAGAAAATCCAGTAAATATTATTAGTGGAGATTACATAAATAAATGGTTCCCAGATTTAGCTGAAAAATATAATTTTCCAATAAAACCAACTCAAAGAATTCAACCGTATCAATTTGGACACAATGCTCAAAAAAATACTTGTTTATGGTTAAAAGGATTGCCAAAACTTGAACCCACAGAAATTGTTGAATTTACGGATTATGTAATAACTGGTAAAAACAATAAAAAATATGCAGCAAATACAGCATGGTTTAAAGATGAGAATGGAAAACATTATGGTTGGGATCACCCTATGACAGCAAAACTAAGAAGCAAAACATTTCCTGGAATAGCAAAAGCTATGGCAGAACAATGGACAAAACTTTAAATAAGTTGTGTCACTTAGACACGAAAGGGGTTGGAATGTTATTTAGAAGAAAAAAAACAGAGGGAGAAAAGATAACTGTAAAATGTGAACAATGCGGAGAAGAATTTACAATGTTAAAATCAACTTTTAAAGCTAGAGAGAAAAAAAATAAAGTAAGATTTTGTTCTAAAAAATGTTCATCGAAATTTAGAAGTAAAAAAACAGAAAAAGAGTGTAAGCATTGTGGAAAAAAATTTATAACTTTAAGAAATGAATTTTGTTCTAAAAAATGTGTCATAGATTTTAAAAATGAAAATGGTATTTTTAAAAAAAATGGTTTTTGGTTTGAAAACGGATATAAAGTTTTGTATACAGAAAACGGAAATGGAATAAAAGAACATATAAAAATTATGGAGGACTATATAGGCAGAAAATTAAAAAAGAATGAATGCGTTCACCATAAAAATTTAGATAGACTAGATAACAGGATTGAAAATTTGCAGTTAATGACAATAGGAGAACATTCTTCTTTGCATAGAAAATTAGAATTGAAAAATGGTAAAAAGTTATTTGGTGATTCAAATGACTAAAGAATGGTTTATATCGGGCAATGTACCTAGCTTAAAAAATAGTAAAGTTATAACTAAATTCGGCCTACAACACAGTAAAACAGTTAAAAAATACTTGAGTAGTAAAGGAATACAAGACTATTCACCAAGTAATAAAACAGTTAAAGACTATGTAAAAAGGCCAAATATTTTCAGACAAGAAGCTTATGGGCTTAGAGAAGAACTTAAAAAAAATGAAAAACCTTATAAAATTGGAATGTATTTTGTAAGAGATAGCACCAGAAAGTTTGATTATATTAATTCGAGCCATATAATATTAGACCTTATGTCAGCTCATTGCATAATTGAAGATGACAATATGGACGAGGTTATACCTGTTTTTCTGGGGTATCATGTAGATAAAAATAAGCCTGGAGTAATTATTAAAATCGGAGGTAACTAAATAGATGACACAGAATGACGCATTGTTAACAAGGGAAATTGCAAAAGAGGTCATAAATGAGTTAATTAATCAAAGATTGATTAAAAATTCAGACTTAACACCTCACAAGAAAACAGAGCAGCTTTTATATTATTACCTGGATTTCAAAGCAGGTATAAAAATCAAAGAGGAAACTATTTTCACTATTGAGGTTGAGGGATTACCTAAAAGGTCGAACTCAATAACAAGCTTCTCTGGAATTATGGGAGGGGAATTTGAAAGCGAACTGGAGAAAAAAGAAACCAGGCTTGAAGAACTTAGAAGGTCGGTAGAACTAACTAAAAAAGCAATAAGATTAATTGACAGTAATCTGGAACTCATAAAAGATGATAAGTATTATGACATAATACCTCTTAAGTATTGGAAAGGTAAAACACATGAAGAAATAGCAGAAATCCTGGGGAAAGACCCTACCTGTATAACAAAAAATAAAAACAGATTAATTAGCAAAATGAAAGTAACTTTATTTTCAGATGATGTTATAAAAGAAATATTTTTATAGGAGGAATGAATTGAAAAGAAAATTATTAATGGCTGTATTATTAGCAAACTTAACACTAGGTTTAATAGGGTGTTCAAAGATTAATGATAGCATTAAGAGTTTTGAAAGTGACACAGTAGGGCTTAAGAGAACTGTATATGTTTATAGCTACACAGGAGAGCTTCTTAAGACTTATCAAGGTCAAAGTGTAAGATTAAGTTCAGGACAAACAGGAACTATACTACAAGTTGACGGCAAAAGAATAACGATAAGCAATGCAACAGTAGTTACAGAGGAACAATAAACAAACTTCTTTTGATATCAGCAATCATCTACTCAATGGGTGTTGGTATTTTAAAATAATAAAAATGTCGGACTATTTGCAAATTTTATCACTTAACATTGAATATATCAAAGGGTTTATATGGCTACTGGTATGCCTTATAAGCCCTTAAAAAACGCTTAGGAGTAAGTTATGAGAAAAGCAAAAAACTTTAAAAATCAAAATAAAGCAATTTCTGAAAAAAATAGCATAGAACAAATCCAAAGTAGAAAATTTTTAGATAAAAATGAGCACTTTATGTTCTATTCAATAATAGCGAGTATTGAGATACATACTCAAGATTTTTATAAAAAATATGGAGATTTATTGTTGGATTCCCAAATAAATAAGATGAAAAGACTTGTAAACTCTTGTTTTAGCTATTTAGATAAATTAAATAATCAATATAAAGTTACAGAGGAGAACGCAAAAACAGGGTTTCTAATGTATGTAAAACTACTGGAATACTACAACAAAAGGCAAAGAGTTTTAGTTGATCTAAACGAAAATTACGAAGAGGAAAGAGATTTAAAAATATATTTTGTAGAGCTTAATTATGCTTACAAAACACTAGAGGCTATACTTAAAGATGGGAAAATGGTTGATGAGTGGATAAGCAAATATTTTCATTATTGGAGCATACAAATAAAATCAGTTATAAAATGGATTGAAAAAGAAATAAATTCGATTGATGTTAAAACAGCGTAAAAGTTTTTAAATAAAAGAAATATAGAATTTGCAAAAAGAAAATCAAGAGTTGAAAGCTAATAAAATATGTACAAATTGTAAAGGGCTAGAAGTTTAGATCTTTTTTTATTGGAATAATTTGACAAAAACTAGG